TCCCTAGGGATGTCAGCGACTGAACCACGGAGGGGTAGGCATCAGTGGGGATGATAATATCATCTCCATAGATGCTCAGCGTTTGGGAACGCCGCCGGAAGGACTTTACAGTCCTTTCAGAGAAGTCCCCCTGCATCCTACACAGAACGGTCACAACCAATGTCATGAAGACCATTGATTCGATCGGGAATGTAAGTGCAGATCCCATGGAAGCGAACTTGTTCAGAAGAACAAGTTCCCCTCCGGGGAGCTCAACGAATCGCGAGCGCGATAGGCGAAGGTATCGGATGAACTGCGGGTTGAACCCGAAGAGCTCCTCAACCAAAGCCAAGCCCACGCGATCCGAGGCCTCAGAGAGATCAATAGTGGCAACAAGACCATCTACTGATCCTTGAAGGGCCATCCGCTGGTTATGGGACTGATGCGTGTAAGAACACGCAAAGGAACCACTCTCAAGCAACGTCTTCAGACGAAGCTGGAGAGCCTGCTGTACGAACTGGTTATAAGAAGGCTCAATTGAGATCAATCGAGGCTTCAGAGCGGTTTTCGGAACCGCAACCAGTCGAGCAGGTACCTCCTGATTGGAGGGGGGACGTTCGAGTAGATCGAACCATGAGGTTCGAAAATACTCAGGCCCCACCAGAGATTCGATGTTATAAGAGATGGAGTCGAAACTCCACCGCTCATTGGCACCGAATTGTTCGGATACAGCTCCCGGGCCATGCTTACCATCTTCGATGGTAAGTAGGGCCTCACCGATGAGCTGCCCAAAAAGAAATTGGGCAACCTGTCGGGCATACGGGTCAATCGATGAACGAATCTCAGTGCGTGATGGTAGACTCTTGTCTGTTTTCACGAATTGAGCAATCTCGTCATCGACACGGGAATCTTCGCAGACTTCGAAAATCTTCTTGTGAAGACGAGAAATCTGACGAAGCCACCGTATGGCCGGTATGCTGGGATTGGAGAGAATATCTCCGTCCCTGGAGAAAATCATACTCCAAATTCCAGAAAGGAATTCGGGGTATGCACATCGCGACAACCACCCTTCGTGAGAAGGGAGTCGTCCGTCTCGAAGACCTGCAACAAGCAGGTCGTCAAGGCGTGGCAATGTGATCGTCAAGAAAGGCAAGCCTTCCTTGTCGTATCTCCTCCAGAGAGTTTCAATATCTCTCTCTGCGCTGAACCCCAGAGCATCACCTGCGTCTCGCATGAGATGCTCAAGGAGGATCACTTGGCTTTTCAACTCTGCCCCCTTTCAAAGGGCTAGATGTTCCAAGCCAAGATGGATTCGATCGACGTTATGAACGCCGAAGAACTACTCCGAGGAAGCCGCCGATAGCGATACCGGCTGCTCCAGAGAGGACCACGAGAGACAGTACGATGACTGTATCCATGGATTAGTTCTCACCAGCGACGAGCTTCTTCAAGTTCGCGTTGGTGCCTGCAGTCAGCCAGGTGATGAGACCGAGAAGATCCTTCTCGATGTCAGCATCTGTAGCTCCAGTCAGTGGACGATCAATCGTGATCGAAA